TCCTGATAAGCCCTCGGCATCTAGTCGGGTCTTCCAGCGAACCGGCGCAACGTCAATGCCATTAAAAGCATCGACGCCGCATGATTCACGAAAGCCCCCTCGCCAAAAGGATTTTGTCCTATTAACGAGCAAACCAAAGCTTTCCAGATCGTCTATGACGAACTGGGCGGCCTCGGTAGGAACGATGATGTCATCTCCGAAGACAAAAGCAACACCGGGTTGATGAAACCCATGATACTGCATTGAAGCACAGCAGATCGACCAGAAGACTAAGCTTTGCACAGGAAACGTAGTTGCGTTCCCCATTGGAGCGTAGCTGTGGATATCGTGCACGGTGTCGAACTTATTATGTCCGGCAACGCGAACTTTAACCTTCTGGGCGCGACAACATCCGAATGCCTTGTAGTGGTCCCCAAAAAGGACTTGTACAAGACTTTCAGATATCCGGTCGGACGCTTCTTTCATATCTAGCGTGGCATACCGCCCGCTCAGACTTGATTTAAGCGCTATCCTTCCATTGACTGACTGATCATCAAACTGGATCCGGCCTCGCGGCCAGGTACCAGAATGACGCCTATGGCGTCCGATAGCGGACTCCAGCTCTAGCCTTAACCCCTGTTGAATCCAAATGGACTCAGCGGGGTGAACGCATATTAACCTAGGCCCACGGCTGTCTTTAGGGACAGCAATAAGCTTGGCTTCGATATGGTTTGGGCGGGTACAGTCGTCCAATTCAGCACAATGATCTCTATTAAAATAGAGAGCAAAGTAGTCTGACATCGGATACTGTGACTCTATCGTTTCGTACCAGTTGCGCCATCTCTCTTTTGAGGAGAGGTAGACTGCTCCTGGTCCGTGACTCGGCCTGATTTTGGCCTTGTCAAAGCGGTAGAGAACACTCTGACTATACTTCCGAGCAAGATCGAGTAGATAGGGGGAACTCCCGGCAAGGGAATTCGAGAACCTACCAACTTGATCGTTAGTTTCGAGGAACTGATTAACAGCTCCTTCAGTCTTGTCTTTGTCATGTTGTACTTCGGCTTTGTAGCAGAACAGGAGAAGCTGCCGAAGATATCGCATTAACATTGGGTCGTGTGACCCAAGTGCGAGTCTCCTCAGCCACACTGGCATCCTGCTGGGATCAGGGCTTTCGCCCCGGGTCCAACAGCCGACAATGTACTTCTCTAGCTTCGGTGCCTCTTGT